AAGGTAACTTCGTATGTGGATAATATCCGTAATGCCGGAACTGCATCGCTCTCCGAGCGTTCTGAGTACTTCCGCAGAGCACATGAAGCCTCACCGAACTCCAAGCCTTATTTTGAACAAGACACTCTGTTTGGCGAGCAGTGGGAATCCGACCCTTGGGGTCACGCAAATACTTCTACCGGTATTTTGAACCCACGAGGACATACTGCTGAAGATACTTGGATGAAGGCTATTAGTGCTGCACAGCCTAATGAATTTAGGACTATCCCTACCGGCGGTAAAGAGACTGCCCGAGTAGGTAAATTTGTTGGTTCCGACAAGGACTTTCAAAAGATTAGCGCCGCTAACATTCACCCCACTGAAGCAGGTCATCCTAATCCTAATAGTGAGACCATTCTTCACGCACTAAATAACGCTTCTACAATTAGTGCCGCTGAAAAGATTACTCAGAGGGCCAGTGATGCTGGACGTAATGTTGGTACGGGCGTTCCCTCCACTCTTGTTCAGGAAACCGCTTGGTCCGAGTATCGCATCGCAGCAGGTAAGGACGACGCTTATGAAGCAGCGTCCAAGGCTCGTAGTCGTGCAGGTGAATTTCACGGGACTACTTACAAGTATCAAACTCCGAGTGGTAAGACTGTAGAAAAGCCTCATCCGACTCTGTTCTGATAGAGTAACCGAACTATGTCCCTTAACTTTTATCCTCCCTCATACCGTGCGGCAGCGAGCGATCTTACTATTGCCATTAGCCCACTCGGGTTGGTGGAACTTGCGGACGAAGAGTTTGAGGTCCATGGTCCTCGCCTTAACCGCTATGCGAGTAACTGGGCTTGGTATCTAGGCCATCACTGGGCGTACCGCCGTGAACTCGGTGAAGCACAACTTTCTTTCAACTACGTCAAGGCGTTTTCTGACTACTTGGTCAACTTCACCTTTGGTAAGGGCGTAGAATTTGGTTCTCCTGAGGCCACCCAAGGGGTTATCCCGTATCTTCTTAAGCGTGCTTGGGAACATGATAACGACAAGCAGACAACTCTATGGGAAATGGGACAACACGGGTCGGTCTCGGGAGACGTTTTTGTAAAGGTTGCATACGAGGAACCGTTCGTTGATTCAATCGGTCGCCCACGACCCGGTAAGTTCCGAATCCTTCCTCTCAACCCTGCCTTCTGTTTCCCCGAATGGCATCCGCATGACCGTACTCGTTTGATCCGTTTCAAACTGAAGTACAAGTTCTGGGGTACTGCTTCTGATGGCGCTCGTCAGGTATTCACCTATACGGAGATCCTGACTGAAGATTTCATTGAGGAATACATCAATGACGAGCGAATTGATCAGCGACCGAATCCGCTTGGCGAGATTCCTATCGCTTACACTCAGAACATCCCTGTAGCGTCCTCTCCTTGGGGCCTAGCGGATATCACGGATATCATCAGTCTCAACCGTGAATTCAACGAGAAGGCCACTGAGGTCAGCGAGATCATCAACTACCACGGTTCTCCCGTGACGGTGATCATCGGCGCTAAGGCATCAAACCTTGAAAAGGGTCCCAAGAAGGTATGGACCATTGGCTCTAAGGATGCCAAGATCCAAAACCTTTCCATGGAGACCAACTTCGCTGGAATCATGGGATACATGGAACTGGTCAAGCAGGCCATGCACGAAATGACGGGCGTTCCTGCTCAGGCCCTTGGTCAAATGCAGCCGATTAGCAATACCAGCGGAACTGCCCTTGCGGTGCAGTATCAGCCTCTAATGCAGAAGTATGGGCTTAAGAAGACTCAGTACACCCGCCTTTTCAAGCGGATCAATGAACTGGTCATCATGCATGCTGCTATTAAAGAACCTGAATCAATGGTTTATAACCCTTATGTCTCTACTGTGCCGCTTCGTCTTGGACAATATGACCAGTTAGATCCAAACGATCCGGTGACGTATCAGACGACTGTTCATTGGCCCGAACCTCTTCCGGTTGATGTTCTTATCAAGATCAATGAAATTCAGGCTCGTATGTCTATGGGTCTTGAGTCTAAACGTGGCGCTCTTAGGGATTTGGGTGACATGTTCGCTGAACAAAAGATGGCTGAGATCAACGACGAGATGATGGAGGACATGAAAGAGCAGGCGGCTCTTAACCTCATTCAGGCTCAGGCATCCCAGTTTATTATTCAGGCCACAGGTATGACTCCTGATGGTCAGCCTCTGATGCTCCCCGGTCAGGATATGGGAGATGGTCAGATGGCACCCGGTGTAGACCCCAATTTAGCGATGGAAATCATGCAAAGGGCATACGGCCAAGAGCCTCCTCAGCGTGAAACCTTCGAAGAGAGTTAAGGGTTTGCTATGATATGCCGCAAAGTATGGTATATCTATATAGGTAACAAACAGCAGTAATTGGACAAACCACCGTAGAAGGAAACAAATCTCATGTCGCAGGAAGTATCAGAAGCAAACGACGGTTTCTTTGTTGGAACCGATCCTAAAGAGCCAGTCCGTACTTCTGCCACATGGGCTGAAGTTCAGAATGAAACTCTTGCAGGTAATCCGCTGGCGCACAGCCTACCGGAAGTTGAACAAAACGTCGCACGCACCGAAGCAGACGCTCGTTTTTATACCGACGAGGATCTTGAACGAGTTCGCCGTGAGGAAAAAGATAAACTTTACGGGCGCATTCAGACCATGGACGAGCAGTTGAAGGCCATCCAAAAGGAACGTGAAGCAGCGGAAGCCGCTCGCATTGCGGAACTTGACGCTGAGACCGAAAAGGCTCGTCGCGAAGAAGAAGAGAAAATGGAAACTCGTGATCTCCTTCAACGTAAAGAAGAAGAGTGGACAAACCGCTTTTCAGAACTTGAAGGTCGTTACGAGCAGGACCGGGCAGTCTTTGAACGTGAACGTCGATTTACTGAACTTGAACAGTATCGACAGGAGCGGATTGCTCAAGAATCCGAGTACATCATTCCTGAACTCCGAGATCTCATTACTGGGAACTCAGAGCAAGAAATCGATGGCTTCATCGAAGAGATGAAGTCACGGACTGCTGCAATTATGGGTCAATTTGAGGCTTCGGCTTCGACTCAGCGGCAGGCTATGAGGGGAGCGTCTCCGACGGCTCCTCCTGTGGGGCCATTGGAGCAAATGCAGACGTACGAATCGATCAGTCCTGATGATATCAGGACAATGGATATGGAAACGTATAAAAAGTATCGGGCGAGCCTTCTGAACGCTGCTGGCCGTCAGTACCGAGGTTAAGCAGAAGAAGTAAAACCCTATTAACCAAGCCAGTCCATAGGAGGACTTTCTAATGGCTTTTCAGATCCCCGATGGGTCTGCTATCACCGGCACTAACCGTGTCGCTGGTGGCGTTGCCGGTTCGGCATTCGGCGCTCCCGCCGGATACGATACAGCCGGTGCAGGTGCAAATATCACAGGTGGCTATGGTGCAGGTATCACTTCCGGTACCTCCCTCATGGGTCCTGCGATTCAAACTGTTTGGTCGAAGGAGATCCTCTTTCAGGCCATGCCGGTTCTCCGGTTTGAACAGTTTGCCGTAAAGAAGACCGAACTCGGCGTTATGCCGGGTCTCACGGTTAACTTCATGCGTTACAACAACCTTCCGATCCCTTCGGGTCCGCTGGTTGAAGGTATCCGTATGAAGACCTATGGCATTACCGCTCAGCAGTACCGTATTACGGTTGCTGAACACGGTTTCGCTATTGCCGTTTCGGAACTTCTCCTCAACGCTTCGTTCGATGACGTTATGGCTTCGGCTTCACGTCTTCTCGGACGTAACATGGCGCTTTACATGGACACGCAGGCACGTCAGACGCTTCAGTCGGCAACCAGCAAGGTTTACGGCTACAAGGCCCCGACCGACCTGACCTCCGGCTACGGCATCTACAACAAGGGCGTTCAAGGCGCTTCCGGTACCATTGGTTCCGGCGGCTTCTTCCTCACCCCGCATGCGGTCAAGGATGCAGTGCTTGAACTTTCAAGCAAGAACATTCCTCGCCTTGGCGAGACGTATGTCTGCTTCATCCACCCGTCACAGAGCCGTCAATTGCGTGACACGCCAGAATTCATCGAAGTTTCGAAGTATGCCGCTCCCGGTAACTTCATGCTTGGTGAAATTGGCCGTCTGTACGACGTTGTCTTCATCGAAACGACGCAGGTTGGTCGTCCGCTGGCTGATCCGGCTGACTTCATCAACACCGCTTACGACGATGGTACCCCCGCCGCATGGCGTGGTACCGACTCGCAGACCGATGGTGCTGACGTTAGCGCTG